CAAGGGCGTCAAGGACGCCCATCAGCAGCCTTCCACCCGCGTTGAACGGGTTGAACTTGTCCTTCTTCTCCAGAGCACGCTCAGCTACAGTGCGCTCCAGGTCGTTGGGCTGGCCACGACCGTCACCTGAGCTAGAACGTGAACCGCTGCGAGTCGTAGGAGCAGCAGGCACCACGGCGCGCCAAGAACCCATACCGTAGCCCCTGAGCGGGATACCGCGGTTCGGGTCGATCGCGGGTACGTCCCGCCAAGAGCGCACAGCAGGTGGCATCAGCTACCTCAGCCGAATGGGTTGCTTACAAGGGTGCCGCTACGCAGCATGTCGAGGAAGCCACGACCAGCCTGGGCCTTCTTGTCGTTCTTCTTCTTGTCCGACTTGCGCGTCTTCTCGTCCTCACGGGTGCGAGACTGGCGGTCGAGCACGACACGCTGGAGAGCCAGTCGGTCCAGAGGATCACCCTGCACGGCGTACCTTCGACCACCAATGTTGGCGTATGCCTGACCCTGGCTGAACTCCATGCGATCCCTCTTTGAGCCAGCACCTGCCTCGGTGATGTCAACACGGTCAGGAATCGCCAGGTCACCCATCGGGTCACGCCCGCCCCCCATGCCCATCTCATCGCCAGGGTACATGCCCGTGCCAGGCTTGGCCATGCCGCCCTCACGCTCACGGATGGAGTCCAGGTTGCCCAACTGACGGTTACGGGACGGAGCGCCCTGAGCCAGCAGTTCCTCCAGCCCACGCTGGTAGTACCCGATGGCAGCCTTGTCCTTCTCCTTGCCCGTGATGGCAGCCAGAGAACCGATGTCACCAGACGCTGCTAGCTGGTCCCACTCGGTGCGACCCACCTGCTTGGTCAGCCTCTTGACGAACTCAGGGTCCTGGAGGTAGTTGTAGGCCCCGATCGTGTCGCCCTTGGAGTTCGACAGGGCCTCAGCCAGAGGTCCGCGCAGCAGCGGATCAGCGCCCATGAAGACGTCGTTGCTGAACTGGTCTGGGTTGGGGTTCATCTGAGAGGCCATCTGGGCGATCAGATAGTCAGGGGTAGGTCCGTAGACATCCCAAATCTGGTCGCTGACCTGCTTCAGAGGGTAGCCCTGATACGGGTTGTACTGCTGACCGACAGCCTCGGCCAGCATGTACGGATCGTAATCAGAAGCCATGTATCCGCTCATGTCACTGTAGTCCGATCATCCCGATCTGAGCCAGGAGGCTGGCGTAGCTGTTCTCTAGCTGGCCCTGTGAAGAAGCCCTGATGCCAGCACCCTGCGTCTGAGCGTCGGCCTGTGCCGCCGCCATCATCTGAGCGAGACGCTGGTTGTAGGCGTCAGCGTTCTGCTGACGGAACTGCTGGCCCTGCATGTTCGTGGCAGCCATGGCGTTCATGGCCTGCATCTCAGGACCACCAGCACCCTGGTTCCCGAGGTCACGCTGAAGCATGGCCTGAGTTCCCTGGGTGCCAGCCTGCATCTGCTGCATCAACTGGGCAAGCTGATTGCTGTAGCCCTGGGTGAGGCCCTGGTTCTGGGAGAAGATGTTGCTGATGTCAGACTGGTACTGGTTGTTGTACTGGTCCAGCATGGGGCGAGCCTGGTCACGTGCGCCCGTTAGCTGCTGAGTGAGGGCAGCCTTGCGCATCTCCAGTTCAGCCTGCTTGCGCTGCTCCTCAGCGATACGCCAAGCGTCATAGGCGCTGGGGCCGTAGCCACCACCGTAGCCACCACCGCCACCGCCGCCGCGTGAACTGCCGCCGCTACGCCCGCTGGAACCGCCACCTGGAGGAGGACCCGTAGGGATTGGACCGATGCCAGGCAGACGTGTGTACGTCTCGGGCTGAAACGGCGTTCGCGTACCATAGCTGTAGTTGTAGCCCTGAGCGGGGTAAGCGCCCCCGCCAGCGGCTGGCCTCTGTGGCGTCCTGCGTCCGCCGCCGCCACCAACATCTGTTGCCATCTCAGAGGATTCCCTTCAGGGCCGAGGCAATTGATGCCTGGGCTGCGTACTGACTGCCGAACAGGTTCGCCATCGTGTTGGTGTAGTCGTCCTCAGCCGAGCGACCACTCATAACGCCCTGGTTGGCGGCGTCCTGGTAGCCACGCTGGAGGTTGCGCTGACCCGTCAGGCGGTCGATAGCGTAGCGCTTCAGGGCATCACGGAAGATGCCAGAGTGATACGTGCCAGCCTGAACGAACTGACGAGGCAGGTCCTCACGAACGCGGTTGGCCTGCTCCTCGAAATCGTAGACATCCTCACCGAAGCGCTGCCCAAGCTGTCCCTGCTGGAACTGGTTCTTGGCCTGCTGACCCAGCAGATTCGTGCGGGCGTTGCTCATGCCCTGGGCATACTGCTGCTGCTGCTCGGGGGTGATGGTCGATACGAAGAAGCTCATGATTCACTCTTTCACCAGGTCCGTCCCATTCGACTCAGGTCATGGGCAGGAAGAATCCCGTGGCCAGACCGCTGACAACGTTGCCTGGACCACTGGAGAGGATGCCCACAGCCAGGATGTCACCCTTCTTCACTGGGTGGACAATCGTAGCCTGGGCGCGCCAATCTGCCGCACCAGCAGGAGAGTTGTACTCGCAGTCGTAGGCGGGCGCCACGTCCGTGCCATTCAAGAACCAACCGATGATGCCACGGTTACCTCCACCTGCGTCGCCGAGAACACCACACGAACCAACGAACATCCACGTATCAAAGTCCTGAGGGACCTGGATATCGTCGTTGGAACGGATCAGGCTGTACGGATCATCCACAGCGGTAATGGCCCTCTTGATGAACGCGCCACTCAACGCCACCGCATCGATGCTGGCACGAAAGTGAGGCCACATCATGTACTGCTGGAGCGACCCCAGAGTGTCCTTGATGGGACGCTGGTCGGGACCCTGGAAGTCGTTAGGACGCGGGTTACGCCAACCCAACCTCATCAGTTACACTCAATGATGGTCATGACGAACAGGTCGTTCGTGTCGCAGCGGTGCTCAGAGCCACTGACCCTGGCACGCAGCGTGTACTCGTGAGAAGCCGCACTCAGACCAGGGATCAGCACAGCGCCACCAAAGCTGCCGTGCTCACCCACCTGATTGGTGTTGGCGAAGAACCTGGTCAGGCCGTGATCAGAGCCAGCGCCATCCACCTTCACGGCGAACTCGGCCAGCACCGTAGCGTTGTTCCAGCCACTGCCCCAGAACCCGACCCAAATCTGGGTGGACGCCATGCGCTTCGTGTGGAACGTCGAGAAGACCTCACCCGCAGGCCAGTCAACGTACACTGCCGAACCCGTAGACCGAATAGCGGAAGTCGCGAACTTGACGCTCACGACCTTGGGGCCACGGTCCACGTACAGCTTGCGGGCGTACTGGTTGTCCGACACAGGGTCAGACCCAGGGCCGCTTGGCGTACCCGTGAACGCGATCGTACCATCCTTGTGAATGGCCTGCGTGTTCAGGAACGACACGAGGTCCTGGAAGTTGGTGTTGGCCTCGGCTGACTCGATCAGCGTTCCAGCGGCGAACGTGTTGGTTACGGCTGCGGTTGCCATGTCAGTTCCTGATCGTCCTTGGAATCCACTTCATGGTCAGGCCATGGATACGCCAGTCCTGGCCCGCGGTCGTGTTCTTGAAACGCAGAGCCTTGGCCACGCCAGGACCCAGAGGAGCGCCACGCAGGATCACTGCTCGATCACCGCTCAGACCTGGCGTAGCGGCCCAGACAACCTCATCCCAATCGTCTACGTCCCACTCGCCCTCTAGTTCATCGGGCGTCGTGATCAAGTCGAACGACTTGGCCACACGGGCGGGGTTGTAGTCCGTCAGGACCTGGACGATGGTCCTCTGAGTCTGACCTCCACGCATGACGACAACAGGGCGCTTCCAACGCTTCTTCATGGCGCTGTGTCCAGCGTCAAACCAACGAGTCGTGTACCACGCCTCGATAGGCGCCTGGGTGATCACGGTGCCACTCACGGCATCCGTGTACACACCCTCGGTGTCCAGTTCGAACACGTAACCCTGGACCAGCCCATTGATGGTCAGGTTGTCACCACCCACGAGGTGGACGTCCCCGCCCACAGAGCCACGGTGGACCCACCACCCGAATGCCGTCTCGGTGTGCAGCGTCCAAGCGCCCTTCTTGCCCACGTTTGGAGCATAGACCAGACCCACGAAGGTCACGCCGTAAGGCTCACTCAGCCAAGGGACAGAAACCCAAACTCGGTCGTTGTAGAACTCAACGAGCGTCTGGAAGCTGAACGGCATGTTCAGCCTGTTGTCCTCGATCAGCGGGAACAGAGGCTCAAACACCCACTTGAATCCCTTGCCGTCGTACTCCCACAGACCCTTGTCGACGTCCCAGAAGTAGACCTTGTCCTCGGTCGCCACTACGCCAGCCTGTGAGCGGGTACCCAATTCCTTCGTCAGGTTCTGGACACTGAAGCCAGCAGGTGGGTAGCCATGGATGGCGTAGACGGCCTTGTCCTTGAACACGAGGAGCCTGTCTCCGAATGGGACCAGAGCCCTGATCTCGCCGTTCTCGTCGTCCTTGTCGATGTCGATGAAGTCGTTGGTACGCCAGTCCTCGGGCTGGGCGATGTGTGACCAGCGGACGCGAGACTGGTTTGCCGTTGGACCTGACTCGTTGACGTTGGCAGCCCACATGACCTCATGGTGAACCGCCATTGCCACACAGGCAGGGAAGTTGCCGAAGTTAGGCGTCGTCAGGTCGTCGTTGTAGTTGCCGATGACATCGGTCAGGGCCGTAGCCAGACCAGCGCCCGTCCACGTCCTCGGAACCGTCCTGTTGGGCGGGAGGATGTACAGCTTGTTGTTCATCTCAGCGAACGTCGTGCGACCCGATGACGGGTTCACGATCACGTCCTGCCAAGCCGAACCGTCCCAACGCTTCGTTGACCCAGCGCGGGACGCCAGGATGTGACGGGCGTTTGACGTGTCTACGAACGTGTAGCCGCTGTCGGGAGCGTCGAAGCCCTCCACGATCGTCCCAGCGCCAGCCGAAGCGTCGTTGGCGAGCACCTGTGCCCACGTGGCGGTCGAGGCGCCACCCACGGCGCCCGTAACGATGAACGTGCCGTCATAGGTGTCGTCAGCGAAATTGACCGTGATCGACTGACCGACCTTCAGACCGCCAGGATCGCCATTCACTGGCGACAGACCCGTGGCCGTGACCACGTTGCCCGTCCTGGACGCGCCCGTTGCCGTGATGTGGCGATTCGTGGGCGTCTGGATGAACACAGAGCGACCTCGGCGGACACCGAAGCCACCACGGCGGTCGATGTCTACGTTCTGGAGGTCGAACGTCTCGTTCTTGTCCAGGTTGTAGATGTCATCCGACAGGTTCAGTCCGCCCGTGAAGTCGCGCTGGACCTCCAGTTCGATACGAGCGCGAGCCATCAGCTAACTTCCCAATCGAACCTTGGGCGACGCAGCAGGCTCTCACCACGCAGATGGCCTGAGTTCAGGACCAGAGGCTGCTGCTGAGGGGCGATGACCAGCCGCCTACGCATCTCGTTCAGTTCGTCAGCGAACTGGCGCTCATAGAAGGACGCCATCTCAGGGTCCTCCTGCTGAGCGTACGCCTTCGACAGCGCCCACGTCATCACCGTGTTGTGTAGCTCGTCGGGCAGGTCAGGGGTTCCACCAGCGCCAGCCGCAACCCAGTCCACCGCACTGCGATAGCCACGAATGGTCGTGTTATAGCTGACGTCAGGCGTGGGGAACAGGGTGACGTTGTCGTTCCACGTCGAGTAATACTCAGGACGACCCGTAGCCGAAGGACGCGCTGCCAGCATTTCCTGGAACGCGTCAATGCCGATCCAGTGGATCGGAGGGAAGTTGCCCGAGCCATAGACGATGTTGGCGATCTGGTCGAGATCGCCGCCGATGCCAGAGAACGGGTAGAGTCCCGAGGCGTTCACGTCAAACGTGAACGTATAGAACTTCTCGAAGTGGGGCCAGCGAGCCTCAGCGCGCTCGACCCTCTTGGAACCCTCACGCGCCCAAGCGTCGATCAACTGGTCAGGAAGGTCCTCAACCTCCAGGTCGAGGTGCGTCCTGAGGTAGTCCCTCATCTGCTGAAGCGTGAGCGCCATTGTCTGCCTTCTTGCGGTGGCCTACGCAGAGGCCATCAGGGTCTTCCTTCATGCCCCAGCTACGGCATCGCACGTTGTCTACGACGTAGCGGCAATGCCTTTCGTCGGTGGGCTTAGGCTCCACCCATTCCTCGTCAGGCCCAGCCTGGACGAGAGTCGCCCCCGCAGGAATGAGCGCTAGGCTCGATCCCACAGGGGCGATCCCTGATCCGTATGAACTTGCTACGACCGTGCCCGTGGGAACACCAGAGCGGGTCGTTGGCATCAGTAGCCCAGAAGCCAAACGGGGAATGGCCTCGTGGTCAGGTTCGTGGCGTTGGCGACCTCGGTGTTGAGCGTCTCATACGCCACGAACTTCGGTGCGGCTGGGTCGGTGGAAACCATGTCGATGCTCAGACCGTTGCTGTACAGACCGACGGATGGATCAATGATCATCCTTCGGATTTCCCTCAGACCTGCCAGAGCGGGGACGAAGGTGTCACCACCCGTCGCATAGCTGGCTGAGAGGGTGAGCATCCCCTTCGACACGCGGTACTGCCTGTACACGTCCTCAAAGGACTCGCCGCGGTCAAAGGCACCGAACGCGCCAAGCGTCTTGGAGAAGGTTGCTGCACCCATCAGATGACCTCGATCACGCCGATCTGGCCCAGGGCGGTGATGAGCGTGCCCACCGTAGCGGCAGCAGCCACCTGTGGAGGCGTGGTCACCGTCTGGTCGGGGTTGGCGAGAACCCTCTCGATCCAGTGGACGGGGCTGTTGTTCACGGAAGCCGTGATCTGTGCCTGAGTAGCCATGTCTTTGTCCTTGGGGGTTGTTCCGAGCGAGGGTGGTCAGGGCCTTTCGGCAAACAAGACCACCCCCAACTCAGGTCATCACGTCTTGTTGGTCAGAACACTCTGACGCTTGCGGTTGCTGATCGTCAGGTTGCCGTAGACCAGCATCTGCATGTAGCGAGCGTCCTGGTTCTCAGGGCGTACGAACGGCGTTGGCTTGAACCACACGTCCTTGTGACCGACCAGGCGCAGGTACTTGCTGTTCAGCATGAACATGACGCCAGCCGTGCAGTACGTGTCGTAGGTCACGGGAGCACCGTGGAAGACCAGGTTCTCGAAGCCAGCATCGGCCGTACGGGTGTCCGTGTAGCGAAGCTGTGGCTGGAGGAGGCCGTTGTACTTCTCGTACAGGGCCTGCGTGGTCAGAACGACGTTGGGCCTGTCGTTACCCACAGAAGCCGTGTTGTACAGCGTCTCCATGCGGGCGATCGTCAGAGCCTCGGCCGTCGTGTTGATGTTGCTCTGCCAGAACGCGTTCGCAGCAGGGTCGATGTTGCCGACCGTGGTGGCGTTCTGGTTGACCAGGTTGGCCAGGCCGTTCCAGTTCTTGCCACCGTTGCCCGTGCCATCGCCGAAGAACATGGAGTCCATCTGCTCCATGACCGTCTCCTCGGCCTGCATGACCTTGGCCTCCAGCAGGTCGATGACCTCCTGCTCAGATGAGTTCATGGCCTCCTCGATACCGCTGATGCTGACTGAAACAGCGTACTGCTTCCAGTCGTACTCAGCGGCAGAGATGCCATCCTGAGGCGTGGTTGCGATCACGTCGTAGCCCTGGTATGAGCCAGCCGTGCTGTTCTGTGCGTAGATCAGAGGCAGGACGATCTTGTTGCCGCCACCGATCTGGCGAATCTGTCCAGCCTGCTTCAGGAAGAACACGAGTGGCCTGGCTGAGAAGACGTTGTCCTCCAGCTTGGGCAGGTAGTTCTTCAGGGTGGTAGCGACGATTGAGTCGTAGTCGGCTAGTGCCATCGTTCAGCTTCTCGCTCGGGGTGGTTATGCGTGGGCATTCTTAGCGGCCATCCACGCCTCGCGAATCGAAGTCACAGGCTTCGCTGCGGTGCTCACAGTTCCACGCTGGGTTCCAGCGCCACCATGGACCACCTGTGCAGCCTGGGCTGCCTGCGCCCTCTGCTGAGCCTGACTCTCTGACGTCTGCTTCGCCTGCATCTGCTCAAACTGCATCAACTGATGAGCGATAGGCAGGGGTAGCTGCTTGTTGTAGGCGTAGTCGGCAAGTGCCGCTACGTCCACATCAGGCTGCGTCGCCTTGATCTGAGCCAGTTCTGCGTCGATTCGCATTCGCTGAATCTGCTGCTCCTGGGCCACCAACTCTCGCTGGCGGGTGATCTGTGCCTGCTCCTCAGGTGCTCGCTCCATGCGGTTGAAGCCCTGAACAGGGTCGAGATCGTATGCCTCGGATAGCTGCTTCAGCGTGTCGGCTGGATTAGCCTCCAGCGCCGCTACCAGTGCATCAGCCTGGCGTAGACGGCGCCTCTCCTCAGCCAGTTCCTGTGTCTTGCGGGTGTAGTCCTGCTGCATCATGACGCTGTTCAGTGCGTCACCAAACGGCAGTTCCTTGTCCTCGCCGCCGATCTTGACCTTGACCAGATGGTCCTTGTACTGCTCCGTGTCCAGGTACTGCGGTGTCGGCTGACCCTCCACCACGCCGCTCTCGGCGGGAGGCGGGGGCGTTACTGCCGCACCCTGATCTGGCATCGGAGGAGTAGGGGTTACTGGCGCCGCTACGCCTGCGTCGGGGCTGTTGCCCTCGGCGGGTGGAGCGGGTGTATCAAAGATCGACATTAACAACTCCTGTGTGGGTTCAAGACTTGCACACTGGAGCAACAGGAAGAGGGTATGACAGGGAGTCCCCGAACGGTTGCTCTCTACTCACTCTTAGACGTATGTCCCAGAAGATCACTGGTTACGAGTCATGTTCGTGGAGATGAACCCCACGTTACCCTCCAGAGTGTCGGCGGCCTGCCCGCCCATACGGCTGATCCGCAGTGACCAGAAGCTGGAGATTGGGCCAGGGTTGAGAGGCGCGGGGAATCCGTCAGCGATCGAGAACGCAACGGTCGTGGTGGAGAACCCTGCGGCCACGCCAGGGACCGTCTTGCTCCTCGGACCTGTCACAAACGCGTCCTGGAGTCGGTGGACGCCGATCTGGCACTCCCTGAACTCCATGTCCCAGCGGACGTCACCGCCTGCGCTGTGCAGGTTCACCCACTCGAAGTAGATGCCGAGCGTGTCCTTCAGCCACCACTCCTCGATCTCGATGGTGAAGTAGAGATCGGTGGTGACGTTGGGCGGCAGGATGAGATAGCTGAACCCGTTTGAGAAGCCAGCGGCGGGAGCCTGAGGACTGAGTGCCCAACTGGCAGGGAAGATGCGGGCCTCGTTCTCGATCCCGCCGAACACCGTCCTGGCCGAGTCGTAAGGGTTCAGTCCCTGGAACACGCGGCCCGACTTGATCTCCCACGCGTTAGAGTGGTTCCATGGGTCGGGGTATACGTTGACCGCCATCAGTAGCCTCCCATGGCTCCTTCGGGCGTGGCATTGCCGATCTCGCCCGTCTCCTTATCCATGAAGCCACCGCCCATGGGTGCGCCCTGAGGGCCTGCTACGCCCCCCTGACCTTCTGCTCCTGGCTGCTGCTGACCCATGGGTGGCTGGGCCATGCCAGGCATCAGGAACTTCGCTGGGTTAGGCACGTTGAAGCCGTACTTCAGGACGTGCTGAATGACAGCGGCTGGGTCCACGATGGTGCCCATGAATGGACCCAGAGCCTGCATGAGTGCGGTCGCCTCCTGGCGACGGACCGTCTCGTTCATTGGCTGGGTAGAGCCAGCCTCCACCGTGAAATCGAACTCACCCACGATGTCTTCGTGGTCGTAAGGCACCCAGAAGATGGCAGCGTCAGGACCCACAACACGAGCCACCTGCGTCTGCGACATGAACTGCTGCTGAAGCTGGACGACCCTGCGAGCCACCTTGGCGATGGCCTTCTCGATCGACGCCAGCTTGTCAGCGCTACGGGCGTTCACGTTGTCAGAGATGATGGCAGCCTCGGTGGCGGTACGACGCGTCTCAGGAACCTGGCCGCGCTGATACTCAGACACACCACTGACCGTGGTGATGTCATCCTCGACCTGCTGGCTGTGCTCAAAGATTTCAGGTGGGACAGGCACCTGAGGCACAACACCGATTAGCTCACCGAACGGCGTGTTGGCGTCAGCCACAGGCACGAACGTGTTGTCCACGTCAGACACGAGGGACTGACGGCCCTGCTGGTCGAACGCACCCTCGCGGTACAGGTACTTGCGAGCGAACTTCTTACGCACGCCCATGGAGATGCTACGAGTCTTGTTCAACTCCAGGACGAGAGGCTCAATGCTCTCCAGGTCCCCGATGGGGTAGAAGTAGTCAGGGACGTCGTAGTTCCTGAGCATGGTGAACGGGTGACCGAAAGTGAATGGGCAGGGCTGAGGGTCAACGAGAAACTCGTCAGAACCCTCAGCGCACACAGAGATCGTGTTGGACGTCGTGTCGTACCACTCATAGATGGTCACACGCTGGTCCTCTGGGTGCTGGTTGCCTCGCTTGAAGAAGCTGCGCTGCTGCTCGATGACACGCTCAGCGGCGGCGTCGCCCTCTACCTTCAGACGCACACTCTGCTTGTAGCGCTTGTCCTTGCGGACCTCCTCCAGCGGACGCACGATGCGCTGGCAAATCCAACGGACCTCGTCCATGTTCGTCGCCTCAGGGTCAACGAACACGTCGAACGGAGACACGCGCTCGACCACGGGCTGATCCTCGGCCACGACCGTCTTCTGGGTCGGGATCAACTGCATGATCTCCTTGTCGTCAGCGACGTAAGGAGCCATGGCAGGGTTCTCAGCAGCGTAGTCATCCGCCTGGGTGACCATCTCGGCGTAGTCGGCTTCCGTCTCCTCGGGAGACGCCTCAACGACCTGCTCTGTGTAGCGATAGGTCGTCTTGATCCACCCATGGCCGATGACCAGGTAGTCCTTGACCGCCAGCCTGAACTGGTCCTGGTAGTCGTGGTGACGCCAGTTGTAGTTCACCACAGCCTCGGTGATGACTGCCGTGTCCTCGTTCTGAGGCATCGTAGGCATCACGAGAATCTTGGGGTAGTTGACCGACACCGATGGGTAGATGACGTTGATCGTTCCGAAGGCAATGCCAACGACGATACGGTCCTCAGGAGACTGAGCGCTGGCGAGGCACTTGCCCCTGTACAGGTCGATCATGCGCTCCCACGCGTCGTCATAACCCTGGGTCTGACGGAAATCACGGGCGCGCTCTAGCTCAGAGCGGTAGAACTCAAACAGGTTCTTCTTGGAGGTACGCGCCATCTACGCTCACTCAGGAGGAAGGGCGGTCGATCGTGAGGCCGTTAGCCGCAGCTTCCTCGTGCTGGCGGCGCTCTAGCTCCCTTACAGAGGGACCCTTCCAGCCAGCGGGGATCACAACCCCCAGGGAACTAGAGCCATCACGCCAACCACGTAGCTTGCAACTCAGGCACGGATGCCTGGGACTGACACTGTGTGGGCAGTGCTCAGCCACGGATGTGCTGGTTGCCGCCAGGACGGGCAATGCTGCCCGTTCCACCGCCAGGAACTGACTTCTGCTTGTAGCCAGGACGCGGCGTCTTGCCGTTCGCTGAAGCCACAGAGTCAGCGCCCGCAGGCTTGTTGTTGTTGCGTGAGCCAGGTCGAGCGATCGAACGCAGAACGTCGCTCTTGACGCCGTTGCATGCACCGATGTACTTGGTCACGCCCGTCTTGGTGTTGTCACGGTACGCCATGTGAGAAGACCTTATGGGTAGGTGATCTATCTACACCTTGCTCAGCTACGTCCCAGGTGGAGGCGCACGTTGTGCTGACCGATGGGCCTGACCGTCTCAGGAGTGTCCTCAGGGTTCAACTGAGCCTGACGCAGCCACCAGTCCAGAGTCCAGGTATCGTCCTTGCGCTCCTCCTCGTGCTCCACGTGGGTGAAGTCCAACATCTGGACAGCGATGGCCAGAGACATGACACGGTCGTCATGTGGCGAGCCATGCATCCTGACCGCTCCAGCCTGGGTGTACTCACGGATATAGGTACGCAGTTCTGCCAGGGTGTACTCGTCCCGAATGTCAATGGTCCCATCACGCAGAGCGGCGTTGAGTCCCTCGATCATCTTGGGCTTGGACACCTTGTTGGTGTGCCAGCCGAACTGAGGGGCGAACCCCTCCGTGACCTGACCGACGACACGACGCCTGAAGATGCGCGGATAGCCGATCTTGCGCAGCGCCGTGACCGTGACATGACCATGGTTGTTGATCTCGACACCAATGAGGGCCGTGTTGTAGAAGCGACCAAGCTGGGCCAGTTGCTCACCGAACAGGTCAGGGTCAGCATGGTCGTGCCACGAGGCGACCAGTAGCCCTGTCTCCACATCGAGGACCTGACCGCAGGAGAAGTCGCCGTGCTCCAGACCCTCAGCGACGTCCGCTCCAATGACATAGCTGTGCCCACGTAGCGGCTCCTGCCACATGTTGAGTGGCCCCTGAGGGGGCCAGGCGGTTGACTCACTCAGCTTCAGCATTGGTGGTCGTCGTCGTCTTCGTTGGCACCTTCGGTGCGCCGCAGCACTGCTCGTAGGGCAGGCAACAGTTGCAGACCTTGATGGGCCGCATCCTCTCAAACTGCTCCCAGTAGACGGCCGCTCGCTCGGCCAAGGCGTCCTTGCGACGCTGCCTCTTGCCCACGCTCAATACTCCCACTGGACGGTTGTGCGTCCGTCATGGCCGTGGATAGCCTCCATGGCCTCCATCGAGTCCCACACTGACGTGGAGCGGTGGTCACCCACGCACCAGCGGACAGCCGCGTGACCATCACTGAACTTGATTCCCTCGGCCACTACGCCCGTGCCAGAGACGCCAGTCACGTCTTCTTCACGATAGAGCACGAAACAACGCATCAGACTACAGCCTCCACCAACATGCCCACCTTGGGCGTAGCGATCTTCTTGCCCATCTCCCACAGAAGGTCCAGGTCGAAGACGGGGTTACCTGACTTCAGGAACGCCTCCTCAGGGTTGTCAGGGTATTCCTGGGCTAGCTGCCAGCTAGGCAGGTTGGCCTTCTTGGTTGCGTACCAGTCATCGTTACGTCCACCTGCACGCCAAGACTGGAACATCGTCTTGAAGAAGTTGACGCCCGTCTCAGCCTCGACCCACAGGGTGTGGAAGAAGTTGCCATGACCGTTGGCGGTAGACAGTCCGATGATGCGACCACCGACATCGGCCGTAGGCTCGATCGAAGCCCATGCCTCGTCAGGGTTGTTCAGGAAGGCCCACTCATCCACCACGATCAGGTAGCCAGAGAACGACCTGGCAGGGTCGCTGGCACTAGGCAGCGACGTGATGGACGACCCGTTGGAGAACTCGACCTGAGTCTTGGAGTCCGTCAGCAGAGTAGGGCCACGCTCCCACATCCACGCAGGCAGATGGGCCAGACCGTACTTCACCTTGGCCAGCAGCAGGGCCGCCTCTCGCTCGCCCTTCGAAATGAAGAGAATTTCTCGGTCGGGCGTGAAGAAGGCAGTGTGCCACGCGTATGCCGCTACGCTCGTGCTCCAGCCAATCTGGCGAGCCTTCAGCGTCAGGCTGTAACGATTCGCGTTCCAGTGGTCGATGGCCTCGACCTGGGAGTCACGCAGGTCAAACAGGATGCGGCCCCTGCCAGGGACCTTGATCGACCAGAAGTTGGTCAGTGCGTAGCGCTGGTCTGCCTTACACTTACGCCACAACAGTTCCTTACGGGCCTTCTCCAGGACACTTCGCTCGTTACGCACTCGCGACATCGTCCACGTCCTCTGCCACCAACCCAGCCACGAGAACACGCAGTTCCTCGTCGGAGAGGTCCTGGACGTCAGGGTCACGCTGGACCACCACAGGTGGTGCCAGCTTCTCCACGTGCGACAGGTACATCTTCGCGGCCTGCACGTCACCGCCCACCGCTGCCTCATACAGTGTGTCGATCACGTTCTGGATGCGGTCCACACTGATGTTCTTGGCAGCGGCGCGGTCCTCCCACTCACGACGGAAGCGGCGATCCTTCTTCCACTCTGTTGGCGTAGCGGCGCTGACGCCATGAGCGGCTGCCCATGAGCGGATCGTGTTATGCTCTCGGTCGTCCTTGGAGGTCAGGAGCCAGTCAAGGAACTCAGACTGAAGCGCGGGCATGACGTCCCGCCCCGTCTTGTGATCCTTGCGCCACAGTGTCGGGTTGTCGCTCTGCGGCATGAACTCTCGTAGCGATCCCATCACTGACTACACGGGTGGTGTCCCACCCTCGTGCCCATTTCTGGGACAGCAGAATACATAGGGTAGAGAGTGGCCCAAGGGAAGGGACCATTCAAGGGGGTTAGGGCAGCCGCTACGCCTCGGCCGTCAGGCCGAGTCAGACTGAGACTCCGATCTAGGAGTCGAAGGCTGAAGTACGCGGCTGCCTCTGTCGGAAAGCAGGTTTCAGATGACGTATGGAACCAGTATTTCTCACCTCTCTCCCGACGTAGAAGCCATCCGCGTCATGCCCTTCACGGGCATGACCCGAGAAGAGATCAGGCTGGTGTCGTGCCCCGAGTGCGGGGCACAGCAGACCTACAAGTGCCTCTTCCCTGGCGTCAACGACGCTTCCATCAAGCGCCCGCGTACCCGCCTCCACCGAAAGCGTGTGTTGAAGGCCGTGGAGTACCGCGCTGAGCACCGCATCTGAGTGGGACACCCGTCACTAGTGGATGAACCCGCGTTGTGTGCCCTGCTCTAAGGACGAAGTGACTCTCCTGGGAACGCGACTGGTTCCATCGCCGCCTCACAGCGGCGTTAGCTTCCTTGGCTCGGGCCTGGGAAGGGTTCCAGTCAGCTAGTAACAGGTTGAGGACCCGACTCTGAGGGGACCACGACAACTCCGACTGTCACGCAGGTAAGTGTCTCAGAGCGGCACTCCGCCTGACTTCAGAACGAGTCAAGGGATCGAGAGATACGGCCTCCGTGTACAAAGCGGGGGCCTTCTCTTTGCCCAGAATTACGACCTAGCCCCCGACAAGGCGCCTGTGTGCGACACGTTCAGTGTCGCATGTGGGCGCTTTCGTCGCGTATGGACACAGTGTGGTCACTACGCACGGAGAGGGACCCTCAGAAATGAGGCTCA